TCGGTGTACACCCCGGCGATGGCGTTCACGACGGCATCGAGCAGGTTGAGTGGGTTGTTCGAGGTCAGCTCGGCCGCGTCAACACCGGGGGTGTTGAGGATGCCGAGAGGCTGGCCTTCGCCCGAGCCGCTGATGATGGCGACTTCTTCGACGGTGTTGAGGCGCTTGGCGAGGTCGGTGAAGATGAGCTGATCGACGCTCCACTTCGAGTCAGCGAGGAGCTGATTCGAGGCGACCGACATACCGGCCGCGGTGAAGATGTTGGCTTCGACCTCACCGAACTTCATGTCGCTGAGCGGCTTCTCGGCCAGCTCGGCGGCCCAGCCTGCCAGAAGGCCGCTGGTCTGCTGTATGAAGCGAACGGTGTCGCCGGAAACCTGCACGACGTTGACGAGCCCGCGGACGACGCTGAGCTGGTCACGGAGCGGCTGCAGACCACCAAGAGTCTGCTCGGGGACGAGGAAGCCGCCGGAGGCGTCGTCGGATTCGACCATCGCCTTCGCGTCCTTCAGGTTCTCCCATGCCTTCTGATCGTTCTTGCGGGCGCCAGCGATGTCCTTGAAGAAGGAGCGGTCGCCGTTCGGGCCGTAGATCGAGTTGTCCTCGACCTGACCCTTGAAGGTCTCGAACTGTCCCGCCTCACCCTTCAGGGTGTCGAGGGCTTCGCCGAGAGTCGAGAGCTGGGACTTCATGCCCTCCATCTCCTTCTCGCGCATCGTCTCGATGGCCTGCTGCTGCAGAGGCTCGATGGACTTGGTGAGTTCGGACATCTGGGACTTCAGCCCCTCGATCTCCTGCGGGTCGCTGGTGGCGCCCATCTTGTCCATGAGGGTCGATGCCTTCTCCTGCAGCCCCTCGATGTCGGCGTTGATGTTCTGAATCTTCTCGTCGGCGGTAAGCATGCGGGAAGTTATACAGGCCGGTGTGACAGCCGACTAACGGAGGCGGTCTTCGAGCGTGTCGAAGATGCCTTCGAGAGCGTTCACGGAACCCTGCAGAGCGGCGAGCTGATCGGCCATGCCGTCGGGCTCATCGTCAAACGCCTTGGCCGCGACCGCGAACATGGTGCGCGGGTTGACCGGCAGCGGGGTCACGCTGATCTCGCGCAGCCCGGCCTCGTAAATCTTGGCGATGCCGCCCCCGTCGGACGGCCGACGCCGGAACTTGCCGCGGACGCTGAGCCCCCGGATCGTGCCGCGCTTGACCTTGTTGACGATGTCCTCGGCCCACGAGCCCTTGGCGGGCGGGTCGATCTCGGCCTTCATCATCAGACCCTCTTGGGTCTCTTCGAGAGTGGTGACCTTGCCGAGCGCCTTGCCTCCGTCGTGGTGGTAGAGCAGGACCGGGTTGGTCGAGAGGAACGTGTCAATGCCCTTCTGGAACGCGCCGGGCTCGAACACCTCGTCCTGATCGTCCAGCCCCCAGTCGGAAGCCAGCCCTTCGATTACGACGGTGCCGTCCTTCTTGGCGGATACCTGCGACTTGCAGTCGAAGTAGGAGTCGGCTTGGAACTTGGCTTCGGTCTTCATGCAAAGCAGAATACAGAGAGCCCCGCCAGCGTCGGATGCATGCCCGGCTGGCGGGGCTCTGGTCGGCTTTCGCTATGGAGGCGCGGACCAAACCTGCACGGCTACAGCGTAGCAGACTACCGCTGATCGACCAGCACGGCCAGAAAGGCGCCGAGCAGCAGACCGAGCGTTGCCGCCGGGTAGTCGAGTTCGGCAGCGCAGACCGCGGAAACGAGCAGAATGATGACGAGCGGTGTGAGCATCAGGCGTTCACCTCCTTTCCGAACTTCGGGGTGAGGTGCAGACCATCGCACCGGATGCAGAGCTTCGCCGGACCCTTGGAGCGGCGAGTAAGGTAGGCGCTACGGAACGTAACGGTAAGGGATGCCTCGGGCGGCAGCTCGACCGTGACGCCGGGTTCCCCGCAGGCGCAGGTCCAATGCTTGCCGACAGGTTCCTTGCGGAGTTTGGTCAACCCGGCCGGGTCGGACTCATAGTCCACTCGGGCCGGACGATGTACCCCTTCCAGCACCTCGCCCCCGGCTCCGATCACCGCAAGGGCGGTGTCGTTGATCGCGGCGCGCTGGGGCACCGCATAAGGCCCGATGTTGAGGCGGAACCATCTCTCGAACTCCTTGGCAGTCATGTCGTCCTCCTGTTTGTTGAAGTTGAAGCGAGCGGCGGGACTCCAACCCGCATCTCCGACTTGCCGGTGTGCTGACTTATTCGCGCGATTTGCTTTGCACCACGCTCGCACAACGAGTGTAGCAGGGAAGTCAAATCCGGGGGCAGGGGTCGAACCTGCGTCTGCGGGTTCAGAGCCCGCCGTCTTACCACTAGACCACCCCGAAACGCGGAGCGGTCTATCGCTGGTCTTTACCCTTGCGGCGTCGATACGCCGGAACCCGCACGCGCGGCTTGCCCTTGTCGGCGCCGCGGGGGGAACGGTAGTGAGCCTTCACGGACACGGAGCGGTTCGACCTCTTGCGGGTCTTCGTCTTGGAGCTGCGTCGCTTGCGTCGTGCGGCCATGTCGAAGACAGTACCAGAACGCCTGACGCCCCCGGAGCCGGAGGACGGTGGCTCAACGGGGGCGTCGTTTGTGGCGATGGATGGAACAGCGATGCAGGGATGACTTCCCTACGGAAAGTGTAGCAGCCGTGTCAACAGGCGTTCTCGAAAACCTTGATTACCGGAACGCCTTGTTCAAGGTTAGGCCGTAACCTTTACTAAGCGACGGGCTTGGTGCGGCCGTTCTTGGCGCGGACCCGAGCGGCCCCGTCGGCCGGAACCTCGTCCTCAATGGAAGCGGTGTTCTCGCCGTCCGGCGGACGCCCGGCCTCACCCGGCAGGTTGCGGTCCTTCACGTCCGAGGCATTGTCGTTCTCGCCCGGCATGTTGAGGACGATGTAGTTGCGCTCGTCCTCGGAGCCATCCGGCAGCTTCGGCAGCGGTTCGAGCCCGGCCTCCTTGCGGACCTCCCAGACCATGACGCCCGGCAGGCTGGCGAACGTCCCGGCCATTTCGAGCTGGTCTTCCTTGGGCGGCAGGTACTCATGCTCGAAGACGAAATCGAGCCCCCACGCCGCGGTGACTTCGAGGCTGATCTTCTTCTGGAACTTGTCCAGCAGCGGGCGCATCGTCTTGTTGTCGAAGAGGCGCTGATCCTCGGCCTTGCTCTGGCCGGTCTGCCCCTCGGAGTTGATCCCGAGCAGCGACAGCGGCACCCGGAAGGCCGCGAGAAGCCGGTCCCGCGAGGAGTCCGACATCTCGACGTACTTGGCGTCGCTCGCCGAGTTCTGGATCGTGTTGTACTTCAGGCCGCGTTCAAGGACCGCCACGTCGTAGGCGTTCTGGCGTCCCCCGTAGAAAGCGCGGAAGGTCTTTTTCAGCTTCTCGAACAGCGCGTTGCTGACGTTGCCCTCGGTTTCGAGGACACCCGACAGCCGGGTTCCCCGCTCGTAGTAGGAAGTCTGGGATTCCGTAAGGTACAGTTCAAGATCGAACACCCGCGGGGCGCCAGCGATGATGCCCGCGCCATAATGCTCGTCGTGCGGATTCGGGCGCTTGAAATGCACCATATGCTCCGGCTTGATGATGTACTTGCCGCCGCGGCCCGGAGGGTTGTACTCGTAGCCCGCGATCCCGCCATCCTTGGACTGCTTGATCGTGACATGCGCCGGATGCAGCCGGAAGAGACCCAGCGGCTTGCCCTCCGAGTTCGGCCGGAACTTCCACCACCAAGCGTTACCGACCAGCAGGAAGTCGATCAGCGTAAGGTGAATCAGCTCCGACCAGTCCATGTAGGCGTTCGGCTGAGCGAACAGCGCCGCAAGGTCGCCGGGAGCCTCGCCCGTGCCCTCCGGGTGATCGTCAGTCAGGTTGGCGACGAGCGTCTGGCCGTCCTTCTCGAAGTGCGTCGGGGCCGAGGCCGCGGTCTCCGCGATCAGCCCAGCGGCGTCCATAACCCAGTCGATTGCGTCGTCGCCGCCCGCGTAAGCGTTGAGGTGGCGCGACTGGGAGCCCGGCGCTGACAGTCGGCGGGGAGCCGGGGAGTTGCCGAAGACGTTGGCCTGTCCCGCAGGGTGATCGGCGACGGCCTTGCGGTCGGGGAGCAGCGAACCGTAGCGAATCTGGCCGTCGAGCTGACGGGGAGCGAGGAGGTTGGAAAAGTCGAGGCGCGGCATTCCCGAGATAGTAGCAGCCGTCTTGCCTCTTTGGTCGAGATCGAGTTGTTGAGCAACCGGGTCAGGCTATGGACGAACCCACGGAGTTTCCTACGCCCCCCTTTAGGGGGGCTAGGGAACCTCCGGTCCTAGAGCCAAATTGAAGTGGAAGTAAC